ACCCCGAATCCCGACTCACTTCTCCGGCAATCTTCAACGAAGTGAGGAGGTCGCGATTCGACCTTTCGGTCAGCATCTTGTAATAGGCGATGGTGTCGTTCGGGTGAAGGCGAGCCCGAGGACCGATTTGGATTTCCCTGCCCATCTCCTTGAAGTTTCTGACGGCAGGCGAGTTGTAAGTGCGCAGACTCTCGCGGGCTGCAACTCGGTGGAACTCATCGACGAGTTCGGGGTTCATTCCCAGGGCGTCCATGAACGCTGGGTCGAGCCTCCCCATGCGCCACGCCTCGTCAACATTGTTGATGCCATCCAGGCGGTCTTGGAGCATCTGGTTGACGCTCATTTCCAGCATGGGGCGCTGTTCTTGCGGCACTCCGTCGAAGATCGAGTGCCCGGCCTTCTCGAACGCGTCGAGGATCGACGCCGAAGAACGGCTCTGAACCTCATCTTGGAGGATCTCCTCAAGGAGCGACGGCGTCAGTCCCACGGTGCCGTCGTCCAGCAGTCTCCGACCCTGAACCTCCTGGGACACTGGGACGTTTCTCGGGTATCTCCCCGACCCCTCCTCCCACTTGCGCATCTTCTCGAGCTGCTTGCGCTGGGCTTCAGGGACGTTTCCGAGCGGGTCGCGAGCAGTTCCGCCCATCAACTCGAAGTCACGCTGCGCCCCTGCATCAGGCAGAACGGGCTGAGCCTGAGACCTCAATGCGGCCTGTCGAAGGGAAACCTGTCGAAGGAGCTCGAGGAACTGCTCGAACATCAGCTCGGTCCCGGCACCCAGCGAGGCTCACGGGTGGCTGCCCCCATCGCCTGCGCCAATGAGAAGATGTCCGAAGATTCCTGGGCGCTGGTCTGCGCAATACCCATGCGCGCCCTGGCCTTCATTTGCGCGTAGTCCTCGACCTTCATCAGGCGGCTCAGGCCGAGCTGGGCCATCTCCTGCTCGTAGGTCGAAATGAGCTGCTTGCGACTCAGACCGTTCTTGCGCGCCTCGATGTCGAACAGGGCGTTGCGCTCATCGAGGTTGAGGTTCCCCTCGGCGAAACCGAGCAGCTTCCGGGCGAGACTGTTCTTGAGCCCGAACCTCTCGTTGTTGTTCTTGGCGAGCCCTCGTTCCAGGGCGGCGGCTGACGCTTCGTCCTCGATCGCGATGTCGGCGTAGCTGCGGTCGGCGGAGTCTCGGAACCGCTCACGCTGACGGATGCCCGACCCGCCACCCATGTTCCCGGCCGCCCCGGATGAGCTGTAGAGATCCTGGACGTTGGCGTCGAGCTGCTGCTGCACGCCGAGTCGCTGGTTCGCGAACCGCCGCTCGTCGAAACCGCGGTCCTGGCGGAGCGTCTGGTCGGTGTAGTTCAACCAGTTGAGGTCCTGGTTGTACATCTCGTTGTCGAGGTTCCACGCCTGCTGGAGCAGGTTGCGACGTGCAGGGATGTTGCCCCGCTGGACGTTGATCGAGTCGAGGTCCATCGAGTTGCCAGCAAGACCGAGCCAGAGGTCCTGGTTCTTGCCCTGGTTCATGCGGTCGTACAGGGACCCCGAGGCAGCAAGCCCGAAATCGGCGCTGCGAATCTGGTCGTTGTACTGGGCGTACTGAGGGGCGTACTGGGCGCCGACGAGGCCCCGAACTCCGTTGATGGCGTTCTGGTCGATGCGGAACGAGGAGTCCCAGTAGCCCTGGTTCTGGACGTAGTCCTGGCCGGCAGACGCCCCTAGTCCCTGGCCGAGGTTGGGGTTCGGCGGCTGATACGCGGGCGACCTCGAACCCGGAGCTCCGACCGGGTTCTGGCCCGGAACGGGCTGCATCCCCTTGGAGGCCCGATCTCCCCAATCAGAGAGCCAGTCACCAATGCCCCCACCACCACCGGTCGTGGAGGAGCGGTACTGAGAAACAAGGTTGCCCACACCATCATTCTATCCGAAATGGCAGAATGACAGTGGAGCGTCAGTGCTGCGGAATCAGTATTCCCAGCCCCCCACGAGCCACTCCGGCAACATGCTGCCTGACGGGGTGATCTCGCCGGCCTGGTCGGTCCAGCGGCGGGTCAGCATCATCATCGAGGACAGATGATCCTCGTATGCCTGACGAGCCTCTTTCCACCGCTCATCACGATCCCGCCGTAGCGCAAGGTAGGTCGCGTACTCAACGATCAGGTCCTCCCAGCCAACGGGAGCAGGGATTGTGTCGGTGTCGTTGATGACGTCAGCGGGGACCCTGTAGAAGTAGAGATGCAGCGTCCCGGACCGCGACGGCTTCGGGTAGAGGATGACCTTGAGTGCCGGGGGGTAGCCCCACATGGTGAACAGCTCAGGGGTCGACTGCGTGGTGTTCTTGGCTGTCCACCACACTGCGTCCATGTTGTTGAAGTCGCGATACGTCAGCGGGTAGACGCTCGAATCCCCAGTGGGCTGGAACTCGGCTCGATGCACGCGAATGAGCTCCGGTGGGGCTGAGTACTCGGCAACGCCCTGGGTGACGGGAATCTGAGCCGACACCTGGAGGGTCTCGGACCGACGCGCGAGATCACGGATGCCCTCGTTGATCCACCCGTTGATCTCGGCATCAGTCCAGGCGGTGGCCGTCGTTTCGTCGAGGCGAACACGAACCATGTTCCTGACCTCAGCCAGCGTCCTGTAGCCGCCGGGGTAGACGTTGATGCTGCTCGAAACGGTGACCGGGGCGGATGTGCCGGTCTGGAACGTGATGGTGAACGTCTTGGTTCCGGGCGTCAGGAACGCTCCCTCGATCGCGAAGTACAGGCCGTCGGGCGTGATCGGCGTGGCCGCGGTCGGGCCCACCGAAATCGTGTTGCCCGCCTGCCACACGATTGGGGGAAGTGTCGCGAGAGGGGGAGCGGCGTCAGGCGTGATGCCCCAGGAAGTGGGGAAGAAGTCGCCAGAGGAGGGCGACACTTCGATGGTGATTGTCCCGCCGAGCTCGGGGCCGGCCGTGCCGGCAACCGCGGCGAACGACACCAGCGTCTGGGGTGTCGTCGAGGAGAGCTGATTCCCGAGGCCGGGCTCAACCCATGATGCAGCGGAGAAGTTGAACGCCACGGCGGGCTAGTTCCAGAAGGAGAGGGCGTCGATGAACTTGCTGAAGTTGGAGCGCCTGTCGGGAGGGTTGGCGTACATGTCTGCCTCCCGAGCGTTGGGCTTCAAGTAGGGGGCGTTGCTGACGCTCGAGGGTGCCATACCCGCGAGGTCGTTGCGCTGGTAACCCTGGAGGGGGTAACCCCGCATACCGCCTTCAGGCTTCAGTTCGTATGTCCGACCCAAGGGTGGGTATTGCCCGTAACCGCTGGTGTCCAGCTCCGAACGGTAGTTCGGGCTTGTACGGAACATTGGCACGTTGAGGTCAGCGTTCGGAGTGGGTTGCCTGGAGAAGGACTCGATCGAAGGCGGGACGAACGGCGGGAGATCGTACCCAGATTCTTGGACTTGGCGATTCCAGTCCGCCATCCAGTTGAGGGCCTTCTGGTCCTCTGCATACCTCTGGTCTAGAGCAGTCCTGTAGGGCGCCTGCCATGTCCCGTGCTTCCACAGCATTGTCGGGAGGTTCTGCTGCCTGCGCGCAGGGTCGTAGAAGGAGGAAACCGGGGGAGCTCCGGCTCCGTCTCCGTACTGCAACTGGTTCTCTCCGTACGGTGTGTAGTTGGGCGCGGGCTGCAAGCCCCCCATGAACTGGTACACAACCGCCAGTTCCTCTGGCGACGGCTTCCGCGGCTCCCCTTGGGGATTCGACAATGCTCCCATTACCCACATCCTACTCTGAAAGCACCAACCTGGCGGTGAAACCGAGAACCTTGATCCCCAGGTTCACCGCTGCATCGTGGTATCCCTGCGGGCGAACCTGTGTTCCGGGCTCCAGGCGGCGCATGGTGGATTGGCTGTGGATGGGCCAGTCGCCGGCAACTGCAACGCCCTGCTGATTCCCGTAGTCAGAGGCGATCGACGAGTAGGACTTGGGGTAGGGGTAGCCCATGAAGTTCTGCTGGTAGTCGATGTACGCTCCGCAGATCGTTCCTACCGGCGGAGCGATGTGCTGGGTCACCCAGGAGAACTCCCACCACCCGCCCTCCTCGATCAGGAGGTAGTTGTCGATGACGGCGGTGAATGGGCTGTTGCGGACATCGACGAGCTTGCAACGGCCAGTTGATGAGATCACCTTGTCGGGCTGGATGAACAGGTTGTTGAGCCCCAACGGCACGCCGGGGTAGTACCTCGGATCAGACGGTGCCTCCGCCTTGAACACCCCTGAGCCGTAGGGCAGGGAGTTGAACTTGTACACCTGCTCCTGAAGGTTGCGCTGATGCGCCTCCGGGGTATCCGGCTTCTGGACCGGAATGATGATCTGGTACTTCGGGTCCATTACGCCCTCAGCCCAGCAATCTTGGTTGCTGGGCCCACCGTGTACACGAACAGATCGAACTGGCTCAACGTGATCGAGCCGCCCGGCGTGGTGACGGTGACGTCGGTGAGGGTCGTGCCTCCAGGGCCCAACGTGAGCGCGCTCAGGTCCGGGGTGAAGGCGATGATGCGCTTCCCGTCCCTGGAGACGGTCCAGCTCGGCGAGGGGATGGTGTCGTTGTCGAACCGAACCGATGAAGTGTTCTGAAGGTGGGTGCCGTACATGACGATCTTCGTCCCGCCGTTCACTGGGGTCGACCACTTGTCGACATCAGTGACAACCGGGAACGGCTGGGTCGGAGCCGGAGTGGTGACCTGGATCGAGTTGGTGGTCCCGGCAACCGACGACATGTCCACGACCTCGAACTCGCTGAACGGCATCTTGTTGGCGAGCAGCGCGCCCAGGTCGTTGGACTTCTGCGGCCACGCCGGATCACACGGGCTCAAGAGGTTGGCCTTCTTGAAGTTCCGGTCGTACACCATCATCCCGTAGTTCTGGAGGGTGCGCGCCAGGGCCTTCAGAGGGTCGTTGGGCAGCGTGGACAGGTCGAAGGTGGACTTGAGCCTCAGCACCATGCCGGCCTGGATGGGCGAACCCGTTGCTGTTCCGTCACCAGCACGCGCCGGCCAGGTGTAGGTCGTGCCGTAGTTCTCCAGCGACACGCCCAGCATGTGTTCCAGGTTGCCGGCGCTCCCGCAATCGAGGAGATCGTCGTAGGTGAAGAAGAACGGGGCGATCGGGATGCGCGCCGCACACACCCCCACCGGCTGGTTGTTCGCGCTCAACGGCAGAGCGTAGGACGTCAGGTCCCAGGTCACGATGGACTCGCACGCCGTCGGATAGCCGAGGTACGAAAGCCCCCCGTTGTACCCGATGGCCTCGAGGAGCTCGTCGGTTTCCTCGCTCCAGCAGATGGCGTGGCGATCCGACGCCGTGGGCCCCGAACCAAGGGCAACGCGGTACTCGGTGCCGATGTTGAACAGGCTCTCGATGGGACTGCGCTTGGTCGCCCCCTGCTGACGAAGATCCGGCCAGAACAAGTGGGGGTTGTTGCCGGATTTCTGCGGCTGATCCGCGAACCACGTTGCGCGGCTGATGGGTCGATTCTCCGGCCAGGCGTCGCTGAAGTAGTCAGCGGACCCGTTGCTGCTGATGTAGGACGCATCCCAGTTGTCGGTCCCGAACGGGCTCCAGTGCAACCAGTCCTCACCATGGATCGACTCCAGCGCCGTGATGAGATCGCCAGAGTTCGCCAGCGCCGGCAGCCCTGACACATCCTGGTAGTAGAAGGACTGCCGCCAGTGGGTCCTGGCGGGGCGATAGGGCGGGGTGCTGAAAGCGGGCATCAGACGGACCTGTCCTCTCGATAGCCGATACTCATTCGATAGAGACGCGGCGCTTCAGACGGCCCGGTCGACTTCAGGATGATGACCGGGTCCTGGCACTCCTCGTCGAACTCCACTCGGTGGAAGCGCGGCTGGCTGGAGTCGGTGACGGAGATCGTCTTGGTGGTGCCGACCCCCGACACCCCCTGCACCGTGATGTCCATGCTCCCCAGTCCCTGCACCACGACGTTGACCTCGCGGATCTTGGCGAACCGATTCCGGCCGATTGCCATGGGCTGACTCGTCCACTTCCACTTGTCAGCACCCCTGGTGTGGCTGAACATGCTGAGCAGCGATGAGCTGACCCGGGCCTGCTCCATGGGGGCACCCCACACCGTCCCTGTGCCTGATGCGGTGAAGTTGCCGAGATCGACCCCGTAATCGTCCTGCTCGGTCGTCGGGTAGACCCTCCACCAACCGCCTGTGCGCGTGTCCATGATCCAGTTGTACGGGGCGTACACGAACGGGGCCTCGTAGGCGAAACGACCGAGTGGGGTGTCGGGGCCACGAAAGATGTTGCTGGACCAACTCGACTTGGTCCAGAACCTGCCCTCGAGCTTCGGTGAGAGCTTCTGGGCGTTGTCTGACCCGTTCCACGCGTACACACCGTCATTGGTGCCGTACACCATGCCAAGAGGAGTCATGGCGGGGTGGGTGGGATTGAAGCCGGCGGACTGGACCTGTGGGTAACGCGAGATCTGGGGGTTCAGGTCCAGCGCCCCGGACACCACGATCCCGCCGCCATTGGACATGACCAGCAGCAACGTCGAGGCGTTCAGCGAACCCACCGAAGCGACCATCGACGCCGTGCCGCCGTAGTCCAGATTCACGTAGTCAATGCCCTCGGCGTTCTGAATGGCGTTCGTACCGTGATAGCGGATCTGCTCGTCGCCTACGTAGAACGCCCCCTCGTTGGTGTTCGGTGCGATCTGCGGAAACGACCCGAACTCCGTGATGTCGGACTTGGTGGAGGTGAAGCACAGCCGGCCCTGATGGGTGAATGGCCGGCGTCGCCAGACATGTGGGTACTCGTCATCCGTTGACCCGCCGCCCAGGGGCAGAGATCCGTAGGTTCGCGTCGTCGGGTTGAGGGTCGTCGGGTCCGGGTAGACGACGGTCCGTCGCGTGGACAACGCGACACCACTGATCTGACGCTGGTAGGTGCTGTTGGTGACCAGGTGCTGGAACCCGAAGGCGTCGAACGGGTCAACGGTTGGGCCGAGCCCGCTACTGAAGAACGTCCCATCTCCCCGAGCCGACTGCACCAACGTCGCCCCTCCCGAACCGTAGGTTGGGATGGACGTACCAGACACCGCACCCTGGACCGAATCAAGGGTTGCCCACCGCTGCTTCTGCGCGTGGTACACGCGCGTCTGGTAGACGTACTGATCGGCGCCCGAGACGTTGGAGAACTGACCCGTCACCACAGCCACGACGTCAGGGGGCTTCACGCTGGGACTCGACTTGTAGTACCCGTCGTTGTTGGGCCCAGTGCTGTCCCACAGGAATCCCGGCCAAGCCAGGATGTCCATGATGCGGACGTTCTGGGGGTAGGAGATCGACATGGCGCTGCCAACGGCCAAGATGGCATCAGCCGTGTTGTAGCGCAACGGAGCCGGCACCAGCCCGCCTTCTGGTGGCCCAACGCAACCCCAGGTCCCACCTACCTGAGCTGTCCCCAACTCGGAAGGCTGCTTGTAGGAAACGGTCCTCCAACCCTGAGCGACGCCGGCCGTGAAGTCGTCGATGTCGATGTAGTTAGTCACCCCCTGGCCGGAAGCCATCAGACCTCCCCATGAGGAACTGCCACTCGACCTCGAGTGCGCGGATCTCTGCCTTCAGCTTGATGATGTCGACGGTCAACGGCAGGACCGCGATGTCGGCGGATCGGTCGCGCGCCGACACCGACGACTCCTCGGCCATTGAGTAGGACATCACTCGCGCTTCGCGTTCGGCGGCAACGAGCTCCCCGAGCTCGCGGTGAGCTCGGGCGAGTTGGTCAGTGAGGCTCTGAAGTCGACTCACCGCTTGCGCCGACTGACCGGCACCTTGGTCGGCTCGTCGGTGGGCAGGTCCTCGACGATCGCCGTCTCGGTGGGCTCGAACGACGAGATGCGGGCCTGGAGGGCGTCGATCTGTCGCTGGAGGAGGCCGACGTCGGTGGTGTCCGTGACCTCCGGGGTGAGGCTGTCCCCGACCGGATCGTCGAGGATCGTCACGATCTTGGTGCCATCCAGCGTGCTGGCCTCGAGCGAGGGGAGGTTGCCGGCGTACTTGATGAGGAACGTCTCGTACGCCTCCTCGCGCTCCCGCCAGCGGTCGTAGTTGCGGAGCCCGGGGTCACCCATGAACGCCACCATGTAGGTCCAGGGGACGATGATCTCCTCACCGGACGGGATCTCGACGACCTCGTGAGTGTCGAACACCTGCCGGAAGTCGACCTCTCCGATGTTCTTGATCTTGACGAGCTGTTCCATGTGAGCGTCTCCTCGTGGAAGGTTGGTAGAGGGATGGTACACGACGAAGGGTCACCACCCCGGGAGGTGATGACCCTTCGTCGTCTGGAGGATGGGTGCTGGCTACTGGCGCGAGATCTGCACGTAGCAGGACACCAGCACGCCGGCCAGGCCCTCGGCCTCCAACAGGAAGCCAACGCTGACGGCATCGTTGGTGTTCGGGTTGGCAGCCACCTGGCCACCCGACGTCGTCGAGAAGCCCGCGTACTGCGCCACACCGGCACCCGAGGACTGCACCTGGGTCGTGCCGAGGACCGTCACCTGGACGATGTCACCGGAGGTCGCCGCGTTGTTGGCGACACCGATGACCGGGTCCGTGGTGGCGGCTGCGGCGACGACCGTCAGTGCGCCAGCGGACTGCTGGATCTTGACGATCTGGCCCTTGCCGATCGTTCCCCCGGCCTGGTACTCGCGGATCACCGGGGTGTCGCTCGACACCGCGGTGTACCCGTAGGCACCCTTCGGGTTGCGGATGATGGGATCGCTCATCTCAGTGACCTCCGATCACAGAGCCGTGAAGGCGCCCTGGAGGCGCGGGTTGGAGCAGATCGTGTTGCCGGCCCAGAGGACCTTCGCCACCATCGCGTCCTGGTTGATGGGGGTCTGGAAGTCCTCCACCGCCATGTCGGCCCGGGGGCTGACGACGATGTTCCACCAGTTCTCGTTCAGGAAGTAGGCCCGGCCGTTCGAGCCCGAGCCGGCGTCGACCTGCTCGTCCTGCACGATCGGGACGTTGTTGAACAGGAGGTTGGTGAACCCCGCCTGGGCGAGGATCTCGTCGGAGCCGGTGGCCGGCACTGCGATCGGGTACGCAGCGGTGGGGCCAGCGGTGCCGTAGATCAGCTCCCAGAACTTGTTGTAGAACGCCCGCCGGCCGACGATGAGCGTGGGGTGCTCACGACCGATGGTCAGGGCACTGAACACGTCGTTCATCAGCTTCGGGGTGACCGAGCCCAGGGCCGTCGAGGAGTCGATCTTCGACTTCCAGAACGTGCTGGCGGAGTTGAGGCCGCCGTAGGACCCGCTGTCCTTGATGCCGTCGCGGAGACCCTCCATCTTCTTGGCGTCGGTCGAGCTGCCGGCGTACAGGTCCGCGCCCAGCGAGTTGACGAAGTCGCGCTTCGCCAGGTCGAACTGGGTGGTGATGAGGTTGGCGATCGACTCCGGCGAGTCCACCTTGATGAGGGTGAGACCGTCGATGGCGACCGTCGTGGCGTACTGCTTCCAGTCCCACTTCGCGTTCTTGATGACGTCGAAGGGGGCGACGTTGATGACGTCGTACCCGGTGTACGCCTGGGTCTGCTGCGGCTTGCCGTACTGGACGGGCAGCTCGATCTGGTAGCCGCCCTGGACCTGCTTCTTGGCTGCCTTGTTCAGCCGGAACCAGAGGGCGTTGCTGTCGTACACGGCCTCGATGATCTGCGGCATGATGTACCGCCGCGCGATCGAGGTGACCGTGTCGGTGCCGATCGTCGATGGCATGGTCTCCTCCTTGGGGTTTCAACCCCTTGGTGTCGTGGATGGGTTGTCACCCCGGGAAGGAGAGTTGGTCGAAAGGTTACTCAACCTTCGGCCAGATCCTTGGCAAGTTCGTTCACCATCGCAGCGAACGCTTCCTCCGGGTTCAACGGAGCTGCCGACTTGGTTCGGGGAGCAGTGGCTCCCTTGGAGCTGAGCGAGCCCGCGCGTGCCTTCTTCTGGGCCAGGGTCGACGCTTGCTCAGCGGCCTGCTCGGCGGTCACCGACATGGCCTGCTCGCGGAACTCGGGTGTCGCCCAGTACACCGTTTCCAGCGCCTGCTCGAACACTGATCGGGGGTTGCCGAGCCCGTTCTTCTGGGCCAGGAACGCCACGATGCCGGCATCCTCGGTTGCCCGGGTCAGTCGCGAGAGGTCGTCGTCACTGAGACCGAGACGTTCAGCGACACCTGAGCGCGCTTCGGCGAGGGCGTCGGCGAGTTGGGCTTCCTGTCGGGCGGCTTCGAGCTGTCGCTGCTCGTAGGTGGCGCGGGTGAGCTGGTCGAGGTAGGTCTCGACCTGCCCGAACCGCTGCTCCACGTACTGAGCCAGTCGCGGATCGAGCGTCTCGTCCGGGTCGAGCCCGTACTGAGGCTGCTGCGGAACAGGCTGCTGGACGGGCTGCTGCTGGACATACAGCGCCTCCTGGACACGCGCCATCTGGTCGGGAGTGAGGTTCTCGACCCAGTCGATGACACCGCGTACGTCCTCGACGTTGTAGCTGCGATCACCGAACTCGATGGTTGCGGGGGCTTCCGGGGCCTCCGGGGCCTCGAACTCAGCAGCAGGCTCCTCCGCTACCGGGGGGGCCTCGATCGGTTCCTCGGTCTGCTCGAAGTGCGCCTCGAGGGCTTCATCCTGGGGAAGGAGTTCATCCATTGATCTGTCCGTTCAACATCCGCCGGAGTTCATCCGGGTTGGGCATGGTGGGTCGCCCCTGGAGACCTCCCATCTGGGTGGGCGGGAGGCCGCGCATGGCGGGGGCTCCCATCCCGCCCATCCCCATCGGGGACTGGGAGATGCCAGGGGGCACTGCGGTCAGGCCGGCCTGGGCCATCTGGTCGATCGGCTCCCGCAGCTTCCCCACGATGCCGGTCTCGAGCCCGGTGATGAAGTCCCAGTCGGGGTCATCGGTGAGCTTGAGCTCGGAGATCTGCCCCAGCATCTTGCGAAGCATCTCCGACATCGTGTTCGACTGTCGGGTACCTGCGGCCATGGATCAGGACGGGTCGTGCTGGGTGCCGGAACCGGACTTGACGCCCTTCTCCTTGACACCCGAGGCGGCACCCTGGCCGAACTTGTTCTGGGAGGTGTGGCCGGTGCGCTTCACCGAAGCGTTTCCGGTCTTGGATGTGAGGCTGGACTTGGGCATGTTGGTCACTCCTGACTCGCTGCCCACAGTGTAGTGGACAGTAGGGGAAATGTTGGGAATAGCAGAGTGGACTAGATCGAGTTGAACGAGCCGGCCAGGTCCGAGACCCACCAGCTCCCGGTGGCGGCGACGTCGCCGTCATCCCCGAACAGCGTCACGACGGGGTCCGGGATGCCAGAGGGGCGATCCCGGAGCGTCGTTCGCGTGGCGCGCGATGCCGTTGCGAACCAGAAACCGTTCTCGGCCGAGTTCGTCTGAGCGGTGAGAAGGATCGGAACGGGGGTTCCCCCAGTGAGGTCGGTGAGCGGAGTCACGCCGTCACTCTGGAGAGGGGGGTTCGCGACGTTGATGTTGGTCGTGTACGCCGTGAAGATCGCAGGCGCCGACCCGTTGATGGAGGTGTACCCCAGAGCGCCGGTCGAGAAGTTCGCCCCAACCGCCACTTCACCGAAGATGGACTGGGCAACCGAGTTGATCGAGATGCGCTGACCGAGGAAATCGTTGCCGTGGATCGCTGAATCGGTCATGTCGATCACGAACTCAGGGGGACCAGCGGCAGCGTTGGCGGGGAACTTCCAGATGCCGTTCTTGTAGGTGAGCTGATCGACGAGGAGCAAGAACTTGTTGTCGAAGGTGCCGGCTGGGGCGACGAGGGCAACCGGGAACGGCGATGTGGTCGGGTTCCAACCGAAGTCCTCTGCCGGGTACGGAACGAGAACATCGGCTCGGTACAGGCCACCGCCAGCCGTGCCCTCCATCTTGGAGTCGAATCGAAGCGGATTGCCCTCCGCCTGGTACCAGTTGCCCAGTGACATCAGAACCTCGCCAGAATCTGGATCTCGGCGCCTGTCGACGCGCAGTAGGTCCAGAGCTCGTCACCGACCAGGTCGACCGCCATGGTCTCCCCGTTGGCGAGGAGGTAGCCAGTGGACGCTGACACGGTGTTGTCACCCCCGATGTAGACCGCCTGCCCGGAGGCGTTGCGAACCGCCAGGGCGTTCGGGACCCCGGCGGTGCCGGCAGGAGCGTTCACCTTGAGAGGGGAAGTGCCGGAGTTGTTGCAAGTGTGACGAAACGCCCTCATGTCCCTATCCTGCCACACTCATGGTGGAGAGAAGGTTCACAACGTGCGACCAGCGGCAGCTCGAGCACCCGGGGGCATCCCCAGGGTCCCGTTGGCGGCCTTCATCTCGCGCACGCGATCCACGATCATCGGCCAGTTCGGGAAGTCGTGTGCTTGCAGAACCGCTTCCTCGTCGATGGCTCCCATCGCGAACAGCGTGTCGGCCTCGGCGGCACGGGCCTGACGCGAGGTCGGGATGGTGGAGCCGGCCTGAACCTGAAGCTGGAACCGGATCGGGGCGGGAGCGGGGGATTCCGGGTTCCAGGTGTAGAAGTGGCGAGCCCCGAGGGCCGCAAGGTTCTGCTCGCCCGACGGTCCGACGAACGCAACGACACGCGGGGAGTCGTAGAACTCGGCAATCAACGATGCCGCCTTCTGGCCGGAGGACTTGAGCATGGCCTCGAGGTTGCGGAGCATGGCGCGGATGCGAACGAACGCTGCCTCCTGGACGGAATCCAGCACACCCTGGGCGTTGCGCCCGCCGGGCGTGGCCCCACGCACGATTGCCGAGAGCCCCGAGATGCGCTCCATCTCACCGACGTAGAACTGGATGAGCTGCATGGCGAGCTGAGGCTGGATCACGGGCGGATTCATCCACTCCGGCTTCGCTGCTGGAGTGTTGATCTGGAGCCGCTGACCAGGTCGGTTGGTGATTCGGGTGCGCTCCAGCCCGGACTGCACGGGCTCCAACAGCACCGGGTTGCCGGCCAGCCAGATGTTCTGCTCGACGGCCGCGAGGAGTCGGTTCACCGACGTCTGGAGCGGCGCCAGGAGCTCGACGAGGCTCATGCCCCAGAACTCACCCTCGTCCTGACAGACCAGACGATCGTAGGGGTGCTGGCCGTGGGCCCAGAGGTCCTCGGCAGGGGAGTCGAGGAGGACGGCGTCGCCACACACCACGGTGCAGCGCCAGTACCACGAGTCGGAGTCCTTCTCGTACTTGGCCTCGGCCCGGTCCTCGTAGACATCCTCAGCAGTGCCCTCAGCGGGCTCGTTGCGTTCGGACTTCTCGTAGTCACCCTTGCTGCGATTCTCCGGGGAGCAGCGGTGCCACACCTCCAGGATGAGGTGGGTGTTGGAGTCGATGTCGGTCGTCTCGCGCCCCTGACCGGGCAGGCCGTACGCCATGGAGGTGTTGGGGGAGATCGGGCCCGGATTGGCCTTGGGGAGCTTCTCGTTGGCGTTGGAGAGCTGGGTGGGGGACCGTTCTGCCGGCCCTTCCGAGAAGTTCTTGATCTTCTTGAGTGACCCGGGGAACCGCTCCTCGAGCTCCTCGTCGGAGAGCTCGTGGGTCTCGATGAAGAACCGAGCGGACGCCATGTCCTCGGCAGCCGGGTCCGGGTAGAAGCGGAACGGGTCGACGCGCGTGAGCCGAACGTCCCCGTACCCGTCGGCCGCCGAGTTGTCCCACACCACCTTGGAGATGCCGGTCCCGTAGACGTTGGCGTCCCAGATGAACTTCTGGACCTCGGTCTCCATGTCGTTGAGGGACCAGGCCGAACGGAGTGTCGTGCGGAGGTCGTTCGCGACGACGGCCTGCTGGGTGTAGTAGGGAGAGTTGGGGTCGGCCGATGGGACGACGTCGAACACCGGGCTGCTGTCACACTCCCAGGCGACGATGGACGCGACGATCGGGTAGATCTCGGCGACACGCGGCGAGGGCAGCCACTTGGCCCGGTTGTCGCTCCACACCCGGTTGTGCAGGACCTCGTAGTTCTTGACCCAACGCTCGAGGAGCGGCCGGCGATGGTTGCGAGCGAAGTAGAACAGCTCGCGCGCCCGAGCGCACTTCTCCCAGTCCTGCTGGGAACTGGGAGTTTCGGTGGCGGCCTCCACGACCGATCAGCCTACTTCACCAGGGAGTTTCAAGGTGTCCATGTCCACCTTGTCAACAACCACGTTCTTCTGTTCGATCCCCGTACGTTCGTAGAGCTCGTCGGAGTAGCGATTCATCTTGTCCTGCATCTTGGTGCGATCCGACACGTACCCACCCACGGATGGGTTCCAGTGCTCCTGCCAGACCGGGGCAGGCTGGGGCTTGTCAGCTCGGTAGTCGCGCTTCATCATTCCGTCCCCACACACGCATGGATGGGGCTCGGGCGGCGACATGATCGGCGACGTCACGAGCTCGAAGCGGTCACAGACCCTGCACTTGAACGAGTACACCGGCATGTCAGTCTCCGTACAGTCGGATCACGTGGATGCAGGGGTCGAGGCCGTCCTCCCAGAGTTCGGCCTCCGCATCGGTCAGCGGGATGCCGTCGTGGGAGTCGCACACGACATCCGAACACCACCCTCTGACCTGTCCGTAGGCGACCCACTCCCAGAAGTCGAGTTGCAGGGCGTCTGACTCAGTGGTTGTCATTGGGACTCCTTGATGGCGTCGAGGAACTTGGGGTTGTCGCGCATGAAGGCGAAGATCAGGGGCGATGACCGGAGGATGACCTGCTCCTCGACCTGTTCGCCCCACTGCTGGGCAAGCCCGTTGAGGTGGAAGATCGCGTGCAGCGCCTCGTGGATCAGCGTCTCGAGCTCGACTGATGGGTGGAGGTTGGGCCGGATCGCGATTTCGTTGAGCTCGAGGCGGCACTCGCCCACCAGTCCGTCCAGATGCTCCTTCTTCATGCTGAAGGTGAACGGGCCGATCTTGAGTTGCTTCACCATGTCTCCTCCTCGGGTTCGTAGGGATCACCCATCATCAGGTTGAGCCTGGGCGGGGCGTCGTGGGCGGGAAGCTCGCCGTATGCCTGGAGCGGCGACTCCATCGCATGACACGCGCAGGCGATGGCGAGCGCCATGACGGTGTCGTCGTGCTCCTCCTCGTTGGCGTTGCCGTAGCCGCCGTTGTCCAGCACCACGTAGTTCTTCATCTCCTCGAAGGTCTTGCGGTGATGGATCGTGATGGACCCGTCAGCCACGCACTTGAGCAACCAGGAAATGGCGAGGTGCTTGGACTGCACGGTGGTGGACCAGCCGTACTGCTCGGTTGACACCTTTCCGGGTGTCTTGTCTGGTCGAGCCTTGAGCCAGACCTTCGGGTAGTTCATCCCCAGGAGCTTCCCGATCGTCATGTACCCGGGCCCCTCGATCTCCGTCGTGAGGGTCGCGGTGTTGTAGTAGAGGCCGAGCTTGAACAGCTCCTCTGCGAAGGTGCCGGGGTCGATCCGGCCGCGCCAGACAGCAACCTGCTCCATGGTCCGACGGTTGATGACCTGAGCGCAGGCGAAGTCCCCGCGGGTCGTGTGGGTGGGGTCGCCGGCAACGAAGTACTGGCCCCAGTCCTTGTCCTTGGTGGGCCCCTTGAACACCGTCAGGGGGCCCTCTGAGGTCTGCTTGAACTCGACCTCGTTGCCATTTCGCACCAACAGCCCTCGGACCCCGTCGGTCTGCTGGTACACCTGTTTCAGCATGTCCAGGGGGAACACGTTCGTCCCCGAAGCGATGAACGCCTCCTCGGGTGTGGCGGGGTACTCCTGCATGAACTTCAGTCGATCGCCCTCAGCGAGGTTGCGGATCGCCCACCGCCGCCAGTTGATTCGATCCTCGAACTCAGACTCCGGGATGAGGGTCTTGAGGAGCTTCTCCTCGGAGTCCAGGTTCCCCAGCGGCCGGTTGGGGAGGTGCATGTAGGAGGAGGTGTACTCGTAGTGCTCCCACCACGGGAGGAACAGAGGCACGAACTCCGTCTCGCCCTCCTCGGCGGCGACCCACTGGGAGTGGAAGTAGTCCCCCATGCCGTTGGCCGTGGACTCCATGACGATCATGGTTCCGGGGGTGTTCGGGATGGTCTGCCGCAGACCCAGCATCGAGGTACTGGGGTCGGGCCAGAACGCCAGCTCCGACGCATGGAGTCCATGGATGGTCGCTGACCGGCCAACGGCCTTGTTGCCGGCGGTGGAGATCTTGATGCTCGAGCCGTTCTCCACCCACGCGATGTCGTTCTTGGAGTAGTTCTTCGGGGTGTAGAGCTTCTTGTACGGGTAGGTGTCCCAGTAGCGGCTGGTCATCGCGAGCAGGTTCTGGGAGGCCGGGATCTCGTGGGCCACCACCAGGCCGCGATACCCGTCGAACAGAAACGCCAGCTTGAACAGCAGTGCCTCGGTGATGGTGGACATCCCGAGCTGACGCGCCTTGAGCACGATGATCCGAATACGGCCGGTTGTCTTGAGTTGGTGCTCGGCGATCGACAGGTACCGGAGCTGGGCCCAGTTGGGCTCCAAGGGGTGAACCTTGAGCTCCTTGTCCTGGATCGACAGCTCCCGGACGAGATCAGGCAGCAGCGTCGGGGTCGGAAAGTTCACGGCTGAGTAGAGCGTTGGTGATGCTGCGTTGCATCTCGGTCATCTGGGTTCGGAGCGTGACGAGCTCGTCGTCCTCCTTCTCCTCACGCAACTCCTTCATAATCGCCGGGAGGGTCCGGTTGAGGAGCTGGGCCTTGGATGCCGGCGTCCCGTGATCGAGCTGATGCTCCACCTCGTCCAGCATCTTGTGGACGAGGCTGTTGACGCGCGCCTTGACCCCGATCAGGACGGTGGAATCCAGGAGCTCAGTGAAGTCGTTGACGTTGTCACTCATCGTCAACGTCCCCAACCCAGACGCGGAAGTGGTCGTCGGGGGGTGGTGCCGGCAGCTCCTCCATGCGACGCCTGATCTTCTTCTGGATCGTCAGAACGAACATCTCGCCCTCGGTATCGGAGAGCTTGATGGCCTCCGCCACGTGCTCCCGTGGCACACCCAACACGAGCTCCAGCCCGCCCTGGGTGTTCTGGTTCGACGCGTACCGCTTGTAGAACGCGTCGAAGGTCCCGATCAGCTCGAGCTCGCTCATGTCGGAAACAGACTCTCGCCAGGGTTGATCTGGATGACGCGGTGCTCCTCGAAGTCCTCCGGCAGAAGGTGGTCGGTCGGGTCCATGACGACCCAGTCATCCGAATCGAGCTGATCCTCAGGCATGACCGTGGCCTGACGCTCAGGTCCGAAGGCCACCTCGCTCCCAACCCGGGCCGCCGACTCGATGACCTCGCCAATGGTGCGAACCAAGCGATCCACGACCACAGCAGCCAGAACCAGCCCAACGAGCCAGGTGAGTTGCTTCATAGTGTGAGGATAACAGAAAGTTGGCAGAGCTGCCGATACTCCGGGGCTTTACTGACTGCGCCCCCCGGGGGGCGGGGGGGAGCCCATGGGCGAACTGGGAAACCGGACTTCGGTGTCATGTATGACGATTCGGCTGTTCGGATTCGTGTCTCCGTTGAGTGCTTTCCCGGACCGGAATCCCGTGTCAGGTATCCCGAACCCTGATTCCTGGGTCCGGTGGCCGTTCACCTGTCGTTCATGTATCGTTCATTGATTGTTGGGTTTACTTCGGTTGGGGCGTTCGGTAGAGTGTTCTCAGTGACACCAAGTCACTCCGGTGCGGCTACCGCCGCTCGGTACAACCGAGGAGGGATGGACCCATGGGCACTCTCGTGTCTCGGGTCGACCAGTTCCCTACCGCCGAACTACGGGACGAGCGGGCCGAAGCGGAGCGGATGCTCCGTGAGGCTTCCGTGAACCCTGTAGTTGAGCGGTGGATGGCACTCTATGAGACTACGCCCCTTGTGGCCATGTCTCATGCGAGGGACGTCCGTGGGAACCTGTCGACCCCCATACCGCCGGTTCGGCGGAAGCGGACCCGACGGATCAACCTAGACAGTGACTACGCTCCGTTGTTCTACCCGGTCTACCGGGGATGGGGCAGCATCGTTACTCGTCCCTACCTGTCTCTCACGGTCCGTCGTCGGATCCTACTGCCGACGTGGACCCCTGAGACTGGGGCGTGCCCAGCGGCGCAGCAGGCTCACCGCTCGGATCGTGGACTGGGGCTCACGCAGCCCCTGACCCGCAACCAGAAGCGGAACCGGCGGCGCAAGGAGCAGCGGGCCCGGCGGGCTCGGGGGGAGTGATCCCCCCGGGTTCCCCGGGTTTCCGCATCTCGTTGGACCAGTGCGTGCATGACTGGCCAGTGCGTGCATCCCTTCTCGGCCCGTGAGCGGTAGCGGGCGCACCAACCAACCCTCTCCCTTCCTCCCCGGTTGGTGCGTCCACTTCCCCTCACGGGGACCGTAGCGGCACAAGCCGCACGGAACATAGGGAGACAGGCATGGCAGAACGACTGACCCCTGAGGCAGCGGGTTGTTGGATCGAGGGCCACTGGGGGATCTACGGGGCACGCCGCCTCGTGGAGATCGCAGTGTCCCACGGCTACCGACCCGTTCTCAACGACAAGGAACAGCAACTGTTCGACGAAGCGTGGAACAGGTCGTTCGGAGTCAACGTCGTCGACATCGAGGTCCCACACTTCCTCGTCTGGCAGAACTGCAAGGACTTCGTGCAGCAACAGCACGACTTCATCGCAGCGTGTGTCCGCATGGGGGCAGGCAACCCCGCCGACCTGGAGCGCGCTCGGGAGTGCATCAACGCACTCACCTTGCTCACGACAGGTCAACTCAGGTCCGTGCGGAACCCCTGTTTCCGGGAGCAACTGGCAGCGGAGCTCGTCTACAACCTCTCCGACGAGGCAGAGGAGTGGATGAACGACAACGTCGCTCCCGAGGGCTTCGCGTTCGGATGGCACGACGGCGAGTGGTTCCTCTGGTCGATCAAGGAGTGGCAGGACGTCGCCTGACGTCCTCGCCCCGTGGAGCATCAACCCTTCACGGGGCACTAGCCGCCAACCGGCGGTGAACACATAGCGGCACAAGCCGCATGAGACATACGGAGACAGGCATGGACATCAACATCCCCTTCACGGACAACCTGATGGCCGACGTCATCTCGGTGATCGACGCTGCCAACGCCGGCAACCTGACCACCATCGACGACGCCGTCCTGAAGGTCGTCCCGGACATCGAGGTCCACACCACCCAGGTGGCGGTGCTCGCACACGCGTTGTCGTTGACGGCGCAGCGGGCGCAGGTCGCCGAGGAGTCCTTCACGGCCGAGCAGGCCACGAAGAACGCCGCCCTGCAGGACAAGTCTCGCCTCATCGAGCGGATGGTCAGCACCGTCCAAGAGATGGGGTCCGAGAACGACTTCTGCACGAGGGGCATGGCGGGCTTCGTGGCTCAGGTCCTCGACATCAGCGAGGAGCAGGCCGTGGGGTACTTCATGAAGGACTACGTGGCGACGTTCACCGTCACGGTCTGCTTCAGCAGCCCTCCCGGCGACGAGGACGACGCCGACCTCGACCTGGACACGTGCGACGTGATCGCACCGTCCAGCGGCGAGATCGAGTCGATCTCGTGGACGCTCAACAGCGTCGGCGTCTACTGATGGGCGTCACCAGCCAGTTCATCTCAGTGCTGCTCGCAATCCTCGGAGAGTGAGCAGCGGCGCACCGGGGCATCACACCCCCGGTGCGCACTACCCGTAGCGGACCTACCGCACGGATGACAACAGACAGGAGACAGGCATGGCTCTGAACTGGGACGTCACCAACGTGGCCGACTGGGAGCAACTCCAGAGTGACGACGAGGAACGCGTCGTGACCGACTGCGTCGTCTGGTTGACGATGGCGGTCGGATTGCGGGGCATCACCGAGTCGAACCTCGACGAGTTCATCCGGCGGGCCGCGCTGGTGCAGCACCTGACCGGCGCATACATGTACCGAGATGGGCACCCGTACTTCCTCCACCGCCTGCACTTCGAGCGTCGAGTGGGACTGGCGACCAACGTCAGCGACGAGTCCCGAGCGGCGTGGCTCAAGCGGTGGATGAACGACGAGCAACTGGACAGGATCGACGAGCGCCACTGGCGCGAGAACCTGGACCTCGACGCGGTCGACTGACCGCCGCCCGTTACGACACGACATCGTGACGGGCACTACCAGCAGCGGACCCACCGCGCTGATGACATAGAGGAGACAGGCATGGACCAGCGAACGGCTGAGGTTGTCGCAGCCATGCTGACCGAGAACACCGGGCGCCACATGTTGGATTCCGGTGGGGCATACGGTCGGCACTGGGAGCGCAACCAAGGCATCGACGTTCAGGACTGGATCAACAGTTCCACCGCAACGTGGGGATGGAAGGGCGAGTACTACACGCTCAACCTGTTCCACTGGTTGGTGGAGCGGTTGGAGTACGCGCCTGATCTGGACGCAGAACTCGACAAGTTCGCAGCGGCCCGTCCCGACGACGGGTGGCTCGACATCATGGACGAGTTCTGTGAACAGACATGGCCCGAACTCTCCCGTGAGTGCATCAACTCGTACAACAGCGAAGAAGCACTCAGTCAGGTCATCCAGTTCACCGGGGTGTTCGACCACGACTACCCCGACTACCAGTACGTGCTGTTGCAGATCCATGGCGGCTGCGACGTCCGAGGCGGCTACACCGCGCCGAGGGTGTTCGAGGTCGTCGGCGACGAGTGCTGCATGTACGACTTCATGTCAGCGTCCTTCTACTGCGACGGTTTCGACCCACCGCAGTTCGAGGCGCTGCCCGGGTTCCCCACGCCGACACGCACCCAGCACCACTGGCAGGTGACCGGCGGCGGCGAACTCATCGACCAGGACGGCTCCTACGTCGAGTCGACCTGGCAGTTCCTCAACGGGCAGGACATCTGGGACGAGGACGCCGACCGCGTCCTCTGCCCCGAGTGCCTCTCGTCGGGCCACAAGACGACGCTCCACGTGAGTGCCTAGATCGCCATGCCTGCGAGGGGGCAGCGCAACTTCGGTTGTGCTGCCCCTCCGCTGGCACAGGCAGCGGACGAGTTGTTTCGGCAACTCGTTGGACCATCACACACATGACGGCTAACGCCGCATGGAACAGGAGACAGGCATGGACGAACTGCGCGGGCCTCACCACGTGTGGCGAGTGCTCAACCAGCCCGACCCGTTCCCCGAGTCGCTGGAGTTCCGGTGGCACGGAGGACAGGGCGTGTCCGTCTACAAGCAGTTGGTCGACTACGACACGCCGGGTGACCCCGAGGTGGCGCAGGAGATCGACTACTTCACGATCGGCACGTCGCTGTGGGAGTTGCTGACCCTCGAGGAGAAGTTGCTCGAGGTCGAACGCTCCATCAGGTCGCTGCTCAAGGAGCGTGGCTTGCTGTGGGAGGACGCATGACCGACGACACGCACATCGTGTGCCAAGTCGAGACGCATGTCGTCGTTGCGATCCCCGTCACCATCTGGTGGCACCGCACCGACGGCTACGTCATCGACTTCGGTGACCCTGAGGTCGAAGCCGAGAACCCCTTCCCCAGCGACGGGGCGGAGATCTACGACCGAGAGACCTTCGACTGGTTGACCCCCAACGAGTTGTCGGACAACTACGGCATCCCCATGGACGTCGCGATCAACGCAACGGTTGGGCCTCGGCTCAACATCACCAAGGAGTGACTGACTTGGACAAGCACATCAAGGTCACCGTCGAGTTCACGGTGATCGCCACACAGGACGATCCGTCCGAGACCGGGTGGCCGCTCATCGAGTGGCTCCGCGACACCGTCGTCGGCCCGAAGGAGGACGACGAGCGGTACTACGTCACGGAAGTGGACCTCTCCCACGTGACGCCGTGCTGAGGCGGTGGGCCGTCCAGTTCGAGGCCGAGATGGAGACGGGCCCTTCGGGGAACTTCGTCATCCACATCGACGCCGAGACCTGGGATCAGGCATGGGACGTCGCTGAGCGGCTGCCCGACGAGTGGCTTCGAGGAGAAGCACCAGACGCGGTGGGTTTCGAGCCCAACGCCATCTGGTCGATCGAGTGACAGAGAGGAGGTGACATGCCCACCGAGGCAACGTGCGGTGAGTGCGGACGCAAGTTCGACCTGACCGACGAGGAGCAGGCCGGAGAGTGGTACTTCGGCCACGACTGCGAGGAGAACTGACATGCGGATTCGCTACGTGCGACCGATGAAGGCGACGGGATGGTCCACCTACGTGATGGACCTGCCCGACGGCTTGGAGCTGCCCCGAGGCGAGGCTCTGGATCAGTGGCTCAAGGCCATGGAGGCCACCGAGCACCTGATCGACTGGGGAACGATGGACATCACCGTCGAGAAGGAGGGAAGTGTCGAGGACTTCGAGATCGACGACACCGAGTGACAGAGAGGAGGTGACATGACTCGTCACATCAACATCCCCGTGACGGTGGAGGACAGCGTGCTGGCCGACATCCTCACGACCGCCATCGAAGGCGGCATCAACTACTGGGCTCACGTTCGGAACTGCCCCCGGGACGACGACTTGTGCGTGAAGTACGCAGAGATCGTCGACCCCGAGGACGGGGTCGAGATCCTCGTGACCCGGGACACCGTGTTCCGGGGCCTGGAGTTGTACATGAGCAAGTACGGGAACGTGCGGCAGCTCGACAACAACGACTTCGACGCTGAGGCCGCCGACATGGTGGTCCAGCTCGGAGTGTTCGGCAAGGTGGTCTACGGCTGACCAACAAGACAGGGAGACAGGCATGAGGTACAAGGTCGAGACGCCCTGGCGTCCGGTGGAACGGACTTGTGGCAACTGGCCCACTGAGTGGTCGGTTGACGTCGAGTACGCCGACCTCCGCGACACCCGATCGGGCCGGCTCTACATGGACGGTGCAGCGCGAGTGACCGTCCGCAACGTGGAGGGCTTCAGGACCCGCACGTTCAGGGGTGAGACCGCGCTGTCGGATGCGGAGCGGTATCGCTTCGATGCGATCTTCGCCGCCAAGCGGGCGGCCTGAGAGGAGACCACATGACACAGCACGACTCGCCCCTGTTCGGGCGAGCCATCACCGACGGCTGCGAGGCCATCGTGGAGATGGCCTGGAACGGAGCGGGACACTTCACCTGTTCCGAGGCGGACAGGGTGTTCGAACTGCTCAAGGCGGTGCTCGGACAGGACGCAGCGGACTACTTCATGGTCCGCCACGCAGAGGAGGACGGGGAGGGCGACGCCCACCTCATCCTCGAGACCACCGGTCAGTGGGCGATCCGCTTCTGACCACAACCACAAGGAGACAGGCACATGATCGTCGCACATTCGGTCGTCAACAACGAGGAAGCCGAGGACCTCCGCATCGAGATCGACGAGGAGAGCTCCTGCACCACCCTCATCATCGGGGGCACCAGGCTCTACCTCTACAGCGGCACGGAGAAGCGAGTCCTCAAGCGACTGCACGACGTCCTCCACGACCGGCTCAACCTCAAGCTCAAGGCCGCTGTCGAACGCTGAGCGTATCGGCAACTGGTTGGACCCAACACGTACATGACGCCATCACGCGCGTCGAGAAGGAGACAGGCACCATGTCAATCGACAACCTCCCACCTGGCGTGTCCGATTGGGACATCCCAGGGTACGGAGAGTTCTACGAGACCCTCATCAACCTCGAGTGTCCGAACTGCGGGCACATCCACAAGTCGCTCGAGGTGCTCGGCGACTGGAATCGCCGCAACCGCATCGCCACGTTCTGGGCCACTTGCGATCAGTGCGATCACGAGTGGAGCTGGGAATGGGACGGTGACGACGCATGAGCGCGATGGAGTGGTTCACGACCCCAACGCCCTGGTTCCTCGTCGGGGGGCTACTGCTGGCGATCCTGTACGTCCTGGGGGGCCCGGAGTGAGGCGATGGAGGCATCTCATCCTGCACCGTTGGCGCGATTCGACCTGGGAGTTGACCTGCGAACGATGCGGTCAGATCATCTACGCAACCGAACAGCAGGCACTCCGCCGGCTGGGCGAGCACACCTGTAAGGAGGCCGGCGATGGCTGAGTACCAGCGATGGTTGATGCAACCCGGGAGGGTGCGACTGCACGTTCCTGACAGGGGCTACCTGGCCCGCAACTGCTTGACGCAACGGGTGTACTTCACCGACGACCCGCGACTTGCCTGCGCCATCATCGACTCGAAGCTGGCCACATGGGTGGCTGAACAACACAACCTCGATTCCTACACCATCGAGGCGATCACCTGAACAATCGGTAAACCGTGGTTGTAAACCGTCGACATTAGTAGCTAACATGCACTTCAGGAGGTGGTATCCATGCCACGAGTACCTGTATTCAAGCCACTGATCGTCGACCTGCTGAAGGCCAGCCCGGACGGCATCACGACCGCAGACATCGCCGACACCGTCGGATGCAGCCGTCAGGCCGTCTACAAGACTCTGAACGACCCCGGGGTCAAGGCCAAGGTTGTCGGCAAGAGCGACACGGGTTCAGAGCTCTGGACCTGGGCTCACGACATCGAGCTCAGCGACCAGTTCAAGGATCTTCCGCGCATCGGGGCGATCTTCCACGTCGTCGAGATGAAGAAAGTCGACGACAAGGTGAGAATCACCCTGAAGTCAGAAGATGGAGTGGAACTCAACTTCCTGGGATGATCGTGTAAAGTACGCGTCACTCGGGGAAGGAGTCGGACGAAGCCCGCGGATTCACCTCCGTGGGCTTCGTTCGTTGTCGGGTCATTCGATGGCGGTAGCGAACGTCGCCAGGCTCAACGAGCTCGTAGTCGGTGAACCTGTGAGCCTGATTGCGCCGATACCTGCCAAGCCAGCAGTGCTCGCACAGATCCACCAGGTACTCGAGGTGGTCGCCACCCCAGTGGTCCAGCACCACGGTCTGGCCGGCGTGCATCCAGTGATGCTCACACATCGCGATACGGCCGATAGAGATGAGCCCGCGCCTTGGTGCGTCCCGTGTTGCAGCGATGGCACGCCGGCACGAGGTTGGACGGCCGGTTGTTCGTGCGGTCATGGTCAACGTGGTCGACAGTGAGCACTCCGGCCCAGGTTCCCGACCCTCGAGCCCCCTCAGTCCAGTTCACGTGTTCCCCGCACCAGTGACACTGGTGTGGGCCGTAACCGATCTGCTTGAACAGCACGATCCGATGAACTGACCTCCCCTTCCACTTCACGTACCCGTCCTCATCGAACGTGACCGGAGCCTCACGCTTGCGGTCTGCGATGTCACCCCATCGCCGCCAACGCTGGTAGTGGGCCGCGCACAGCGATCGGGCCCACACCTCTCGTCCACACCCAGGCGCGATGCAGCTCGAAGCGTTCTCGGCCTGGGAGGTGGGCAACTCGACGTTGAGATTGTCGATGCTGCCGCCTGTCATTCGACCATCTTAGACATAAGGAATGTTGCTTGTACAATCACTCCGTGTTCGACGACTGCCTGCCTTCGCTCCCTGGCGCATGGGAGCTCCCGGCCTTGCGCGTCGACGATTCCAACCATGAGAGAAGGGTCCTGCTCGAGGCCGGCTTCGGTTTCGCAGCCCGAGGCAACGAGTACAGCGACCAGCTCGAGCGACTTCATGACACCCTCTGGGGTGTTGACGACGCCCACACCTTCCACTAACTTGACAGGTGCTGTACGGCGAAGCCGCCGGCCCTTCTTCTTCCTGTCGCATTACAGCGACGCTTTCCATTTATCACGACGATGACATAGATGTGCTTTCTGGGGCCCTCCCTAGTAGCCGTCGCACTAATAGCTCTATGTCGTCGCACTAAACACCAGGAGGTTTCATGCCAGTCGCTCCTCGACCTGCACCGGACGACAGTTTCGCCCTGCAATCAGGGGGAGATGAGGCAACAGGACTGATCCTGGACAAAGCGGTCGAAGGGGATTTCAGCGACTATTCCCCCGACGCTTTCTTCCACCGGGCAATCAGCGGTGGAGCTGCTCGGAGCTTCCAGGTCAGCGGGTTCTCGATCTCATCCACGGTGCAGCGAGGGCTGGACATCGTGATGAGCAGCGGCCAGTTCCCCTACCGGGCCAAGAGCGACGCCTACCGCAACTGGCTCATGCACGGACTGATCCGGGACCTGATGCGGATGGACGCCGGCCACAGCGACGAGGAGCTCAACAAGGTCGTCAACGAGCTCATGCAGTTGGCGATCGAGCAGGAGGCGCAACGTCAGCAGGACTACCTCGTCCACTTCGAGCGCACCCTGGCGAAGCTCCGCACCCAGCGCGACAGGGAAGGGTTCGAGCAGGCGGTGAAGCTCGCCCGCCAGTACCCACTCAAGCCGGCGCTGGCCGCGAAGCGCGACGAGATCATCTCGAAGATGCAACGAACCGAACACGAACCCGTCAACCCTGAATGGTGAAAGGTGATAGATTGACCTCCTTCCCCTCAAGCTCTGCGCCTACGGCGCATCGCCCCCCCAACCACCCGGCAGGCAGGGAGAGGGAGTGGACCCCCCAGTCCCTCCCCTCTCTGTCTCCGGTCGGGCTGGACGACCAGTTCCCCGACCTGCCTGAGTGGTTCAGCGGGTTCCGTGACCATCAGCGCGACGCGATCTGCGAGGTGGTGGACGCCTACAAGCGCGGAGCCGATGTGGTGTTCCTCGACGGGCCGACCGGCAGCGGCAAGACCCTCGTCGGTGAGGCCGTCCGCCAGGTCATCGGCGGCAAGGCGATGTACGTCTGCCACAGCCTCGG